GCCTACATCACTTACGTGTTCGGGTTAGTATAGAATTGAATCTAACTTCTTTTGTTTGGGTCGCCGGGACCCTTGATGGCCGTGATAGTACCGTTACCATTGCCTTTGGCCTTGCGGGCCATGCGTGGAACAATTTCACCAGCTTTGTTTTTCTTTTTGCCATCTCCGTACTTACCAGAAGCGTTCTTGGTTTTCCGTCTTGCTTGCTGCGAGTCAGCATAGTTGGTTAAGGCCGAGCCTCCGCCAATCATGCCAGCTCCTGCAACTTTAGCAATGGGATGTGGAATCATGGAAACCATGGGACCAATGATGTTACCTAAGGTACCCAACATTCTGGCCCACCATTCCCCTGCGGGATTCTCAGCAAAACTAACTCCTGCAGGAATCATGCCAACCAGCTTCGAATAGATCTCGAGAGCTACTGGATCATAATTTGCCGTGGAGTTTGAAATAACAAGAATTTGTTTTTCGCTTGAACTTGGAAACCTTTCGCAAATCCAACGAACTCTCAAAGTGAAAGTGGTTTTGTCACCGAGACCTGTAACCATAACACAATTCGAGTCCGCCGGAGTGTGAATAGGCGCAACGTTGATGTGCGAGAAAACGACTGTCGTAGGAGGGACAGTCACGGGGGTGAAAAGATTCATGGTAGAAGTGAAAACATTATCAGGCGTGGCAATGTTAATCGTACCTCCGGACGGATCTTTATCGAAAACACAAATTCCAACAGGAATCGGAAAACAGGTGTTATCGTTTGGTTTAATAACCACGGGTCCATAGTAACCGTTCTTAGCTTCGTCTTGGGCGAACCCTGGGTAAAGCACGAGCTCCGCGAGATTTCGCGGAAGAACTCGGATCGGGACAAAAGTCGCCCGTCCAAATGAACCGGGGCTGATGGCGGGAAGCGCAACATCAGCAAAGAATGTGTCAGAACCAGGCTGGCCCATTCGAGCATACGAAATCAATCCTTGTTTCTCGATTTCAGCTGTAGTATTAATGAGTTCAATGCCCATTCCAATTACTTTGATAACTCCCTGAGTAAACTCAACCGGGAGAGAACAGCCTTGAGCATTTGCTAAGCCGTCAATAGCGGTAGATTCAAAATCTGTTCCGCTCGTTGCGTAATTAACTTGGACTGGAATAAGCAATCTACCAACTCCTTGTTGCACAAGAGTATCACCGTAATACCGTCCCTCTTTGACTGGGGCTGGCTCCAAAATCGGATGGTTTCCAACTCTGAAAGACCAGTTACCAGCGGGAAGTGGAACAGGTGAATTTGCTTTGTCGATGTTGTACTCCTGTGAAACACTGAACACAACGCTCTTACCAGTAGTACCGTCAGGCATTCCACGAACGTCATCAACGGCCGTGTCGTGCCATGGATCGATAGCTACAGTAAGCCACGCTAAACCTTCCGGTGTTAGCTGTCGAGATTCGACTAATCTGTGGAGCATCCCGCGTACTCTAGAAACCTGAGGAGTGTTTGATGTCATCATCTTTAAAAATTTTAAATCCTCCATCCTCCGAACCGATTGAAACTCAAAGTTCGTCTCCTCCTCCAATATACCCCCCCGAAAAAAAAAGGAAAAATCGGGGCATGCCTCCAACCCAAGAAAAAAGCTTTCTAGAAGGTGTGTGGACATGGCTTTCACAAGTTTTATGAAGTTGTTAACGTTGTCTCTGTCTGCGGGTTCCAAAGAAGCTCCCGCCAGATATTCAGAATCACAGAATTCGACTAAAGCCGCATAGCATTCATCAAACAACTGTTTTTCTGGATAGGCCATCACGGTTAAAGTGAAGATCTTGTTCATGTACGCGCTTACTGAAAGATTCTTGTAATCGTGCACAAAAGAATACCGAATTCGATTTCCATCGTAGATTGGGTAAAAGCGTTCTCCTTTCATCCCAAACTGAGCACCCAAAAATGTGTGCTGTTGCAAGTCCTTGGGTCCTTGAGTTGAAACAAAAAATTTTAATTTCATCCCAAATTTCTCAGACATCTTATTTCCGACCCAGGTGGCGTCGGTCATAAGAGAAAATTCTTCATCAACTCCAGCGATAATATCATCACCGAAAATAGCAGCCACTTGAGCAGCGACTTCCTCCACAGTTGGATTGAAGCCCTGCTTTTCAGTGTATGCCCAAAAGAGTAACATTGCGAAAAGTCGAATATGTGCTCTAATGTTGTCAACAGTTGTAGAATTTGAACCGGAACAGTTTGACCAACCCTCCTTCGAAACCACTCTGCCATCCAGCAAGCGGATTAAAGGAAAGATAAGGTTCTGGGCCATCCATTCGAACTCGGAGAGATCCTCAGCTTTCTGAAAGCCACGGGAGTAGCGATAGACTTCATCGAGTAAGGATAGAAACTTGTCCCACCCTGAAACATCGTATGAAATCTGATACTTGCGTGTCAACAGCTTTTTAGCGAGACTGTCAAAACCACCCATGTATGGGTTAAAACCATATGCTGACCACTTGAAGTTCTTCATCCTCTGAGAAACTTTTAAAACAAATTTCTTTTGAGTGAGAGCAAAGTCGGCAGGCGGAATCTGGAAAATCCTGAGTTTCAACCTCTTAATGTCGTCCAGCTTCAGAACTTCATTCTTACCGCTGGTATTCCAGATGACCTGACGATCTCGTTTCTGATTTCTAAAAACTGACCACCCGGGGTGTTTGAACAACTCCCCTTTAGATCGAATACCCAAGTAGGTAGCTGGCCACCCTGGTGATCGTTTTAAGTCAACTGAATCAAAGACTTCCTCGTCGCAAGCGATGGGATCTCTTTCGGTAGATTCATACTGATCTGCGTAGAAGGAGCGCGCGAAAAGCGTAGCATCCTTGTCGCTCCGATGTGTGAAATCTGCACTGCCTTTATCATCCCATGAAGACACTGTCGCACCGTAATTTTCTGGTGTTGTTAAAACATACCCAAAACCGCCCTTTCTATTTCTATACAGTTTGGTGTTCTTAAGCGACGCGTTAGCGTGCGGGGATTGTTTTATAACATACAAATTCTTTCCGGTGATCGTGGATCGTGGAAGAAGGCCTACAGTTCTCATATTCTTGAAAGCTTCAACACCTACGAAGGGTCTCATCACGGGGACACCTTGGAGGGAGACTGCTTCCAGATCAACCGGAGGCACGACAGGATCATAAGCCAAGGATGCTGCTTTATTGTTCATTCCCTGAAAAGTCGGACCGTTCGTACCATAATGTATGGCTACAACATTAGCGTCATCGTTCATGAGCAAACCACCGCAACTATTATTCATCGTAGTTACCGAATGATAATATGTGTTGCCTGATTTTCTCATGGTAGTTGAACACATAATGGGTTCTTCTGTTTCAGGGGCGAAACCAGCATAATAACCGTGTGTTTCCGACTGTCTGTCCACGGTTGTTGAACCGGTGAGATCTCCTAGGTAGTTACACTTAAAAGCTCTGGCTCTTCCAAAACCAGGAACAGACAATAAATTGTGCGGAATGGTCATAAAGGCTTCATTTCCAACGAGATGCTGGGTCCACTTCTCCTTTGGGGGGAGAGGTCTTTCTTGCGAGTTCACAATGTAGTAAACACCCTCAAGCAGTTGGTGCTCAGTAATGAGCCATACCAACCCACTTTTGGTCGCTAGAAGAGCAATACAGCCCCAGTACCGATTAGGTTGCGCTGAGTCCTCACTATAGATTTTAACAAAACCTTTATGATAATCCTTCATGGACATAGGTTCATGCCTCGACTTGGATTCTTGTTGAACCAAAGGTTGAGGGGCACACGGAGAGCGTTTTCGCTTGAAACCGTTTTTCCCGTCTTGTAACAACCACGCTGAGTAACGCTCAGGGGTCGAATACGGGGGTTTCATACACCAATTGCACTTGCATGACGCTGGTTTTTGGGCCAGGTTTTTTGCAGTAACACGCGGAGCGGGTGCGTCAGTTTCTGACGCTCTAAAACCAAGACGGTTTGGCGGAGGTCCCATAACACTCGCGATCGAATCGTTGGTGCTGGGAACAGACTCTACCATGTCATAAAAGACTTTGATATGCTTTTCCAGATCTTCACGTTGTTTGAGCAGTTCAATGTTGCGTTTAGCAACACGTGGAAGAGATGTGTTTCGATTATCCAACAATTGGTCGTCGACAGCATCTCTCTTTGAAAGAAGGCCAGTAAATCGAGTGTAATCATCGGGTCTAAGACGTGCTTTAATTTTAGCATATCGTCCCGTAATGTACTCTTGATCTTGAGCAGTTCCAAACCGGTCATATTCCCAGTTTATCTGTCGTCTGGCATCATCTTCATCATACCCATTTTCGCGAAGGAGTTTGTTCATCTTCTTATGTTGATCATCTTCATCACCACCATAACCTTTTCTAGTGAACCGTCTATCCTTAGCATTAAAGTCTTCGTCCTCGCGGTTTTGAGCATCCCTTTTGTTCTTTTTGATGCGATCACCACGTGTGAAACCTTCATCATGTTCGTGATTTTCGTCTCCAACCTGTGGAGGTTTCTTTCTCTCTGGTTCTAACTCACCAGCCTCAAGGGAAGCCAGTTTTCTTCGAGATTCCAAAAGAGCCTCTTTTCGTTCAACATCATGTCGTCTCTTCGTGACAACCTTGTGATCAAGAAGTTCACGGAGCTCGTCGGACATAGCAACTGCTACGGCTGCGATAACGCACGCCACAGTTATTGAAATAGCGACACCAGCGACAGCACCAAGAGCGAATGAGTTTTCTTTAATGATACGGGCCAAAGTAGTTTTACCTGCTTCGACAACCCGCGAAATCTTATCCATAGGCGAGTCCATTTTAACTGAGATGTCCACTTTATAGTGCGACTCAGAGACAGGGACGTCATAACGTATTGTGACTTCGTCTGCTTGTGAGATTGCAATATCCTTTCGAGTCTTATTGCGCTGAATAATGAGTGTGGCTAACTTCTTCTTAAGTTCAAGCTCTTCGTCATCATAACCATCGATAGAAATATCATGTGAATTCTTAATATCCATCCTTTCATTGTCAGTGAGTCCTTTCGCTTCCTCAGATGCAAGCATAGCTCGATATTGGTTCATATAAGCTTCATGGTTTGCGGCGTTTGCTACTATAGCTCTTTTAACATCGTCCTCTTCACTTTTAGCCATTCCTTCTGCGAAGGTTTGAATATTGTGGGGTTTGTCAAAACAACCTTTCATAACAACAACGAGTGTTTCATCGTCCAAGGCTTTCAATAGAAAGTCCTTGACCTCTGATGGTGTGCTAGTTGGACTAAGCTGAGAATGATACGTATTCGTTATACGGATAATACCAATTTCATCAAAATACTTCTCGATTGATGCTCGAGTTACATCGTTAGATACTGAAATCTCCTCGGAGACCTCGCCTAAAACGGCGGTGCCAATCTCGGAGATAGTTTTAACGGACGACCCTATAGATCTGTTAACAGTCGAAACTTCTAGTCCCTCTCCCGTGAAGGATAAAGCCATACATACCAAAGATACAACAGCTGAGATACTACCAGTTACTACTGCAGCAACAGACATCGGTCGAGCTTCCAATCGTGCCGCCATCATGTGTTTACACAATAGCGCAGATATAGAAGGCACTAAGATCAAACCAATAGCACCATAAAAGGCGCTGTCGATAGCAATCATAGCAAGGGAGTCTGCTCCAGCATCATCACCTTTGCAGGCGATAACACCACCAGTACAGAGAGTCGTGGTCAACGCTAAAGCGCTGGTCAAAATTCCCGCTAGTGGCAAGATAAATTCGTCATCATCTTCCTTTGTAGCAGCTAGAAGTCCTATACCAATCGCCGACCCAGAGGCCAAAGCCAAGGGTCTGGTAACCAGTGGAGTCCATTTGCTCTTTGATACGGCTTCCACCATATCCCTCATAACAACATCGGATTGTTCATCAACGATATCAGCAGCGATTCCTTTAAAAAAATCACTGTGTTCGTAGAGAATGTGTTTAAGCATTCTATGAAGCAAAGGAGCCTCAGGCTTGTCAGGAACAGCCACCTCCGGTGTGCCCGGAGCTGGAGGATCTGCTTTCGCGATCTCTCCACTGGCACTTGAGGTGCCTTCCGTCCTGTGCGAACCATTGGCGAAGGTTCGTTTGAATGAATCTTCAACTACTTTGTAGTCATGTGCAGGAGTATTTCCC